ATTTAAACTTCGTTACTGACACTTTAGTTTTATATAGGAAGATTACATATTCTAATTTTTTTGTTAGTACATATAATATTTCTTATAATTTAATTATACTATCATACTTATATTTTAGAACATTTTTTGTTAATGATGATAGATATAGTATAGTTAAATGGAAAGTTTTATCAAGCAAAATTAAATCTTCTATACCACCTCTACTACTTATGGTTACAGTTAGCGCTGCCTCTGTTAAAATTTTATTATTAAGTTATAAGATGGCTAAAGATGTTATGTCAGAAGGCATATCTCATAGTGGTCAATATAACGCTGAAAATATATATAGAACTGTAGCTGATAATGAAAAACAATCTTTTTGTGCTTTCCCATTACCTTCAAAAAAAAAAAATTCTGATATGGATTATGATCATGTAGAAAATATCACACCTGTTCTCGTAGGTACTGAAAGGAATTTCAATAAGATTGAAGAAATTAATTCTACAATTAATTCAAATATACGCTATGTAAAAATACGTTTTTTGGATGATAGTACAACCAGAACTAAAATCTTAGGTATTTGTAATGATTATGCTTTAATAAATAAACATTGTATTAGAGGTGAAATATACTCTATTCATATTTCTGCAAAGAAAGACGAAGCTTCTGGTATTATTAAATCTAATTTAAGTATAAATGATATGAAATTAGTTGGTGAAGATATTTATTTGATAAGAATCATAGGCACTTATTTTAAAGATATAAGTTTTGCCATTACCAACTTAAAACCTATATTTTCGTCATGTCGTGCTATGTTCATGGATAGGCACTTAGTTACTAGTCAAACCAGAGAGACGTTAGTCCCTGTTAATAGTGATGATATGTCTGTATCCACACCATTTCGTTATATATTTCCTGAACATCAATCAGGTGATTGCGGTACACCTCTGGTAGTCAGCATTGGGTATAAAACTTTTCTGGTTGGTATTCATTGTGCCGGGAGTGAACAATATGGATACGCTTGTACTATTGATAAGGAGTTACTAGATTTAGCTCTTTGTAGTTTTAAAGAAAGAAATATTTTAGTAGATATTACATCTGAAGGATGTTTTAGACTTAAAGATTCTAGTAATTTCACAAAAGTTTCCAACCGTAGTCCTTTAGTATTTGAGGATATACCATCATTATTAGTTTATGGAAATATTGATGATCATAAACAAATAACACCCAAAAGTACTTTAACTAAGAGTGTTATGTTTGATCATGTTGAGGATATTATTAAAATTTCTCCCTTATCAGGTGGCTTTCCTAAATATTTACCTCCCAAAATGAGATGTTTTAGAAGAGATGGGATTTTCTACTCTCCGGAAAATAATTTTGTTAAAAAAATAGGAGTTGTCACATCAGCATTAGACAATAAAGTTATGGAAAATGTAGTACTATCCATGACTACTGATCTTTTAGTTAAATTATATGAACTGAATATTAAAGAAGCACATCCAGTCCCTTTAGAAATTGCTCAAAATGGTTTTCCGGAGAATTTTTATTATCGTTCAATGAAAAATAGTACCTCTGGTGGTTTCATGTTTACTGGTCAGAAAAATAAATATCTCGATAAAACACCTAAAAATTTTAAAAGTGATGCAGTCACACCTAAACCTGAAGTCTTAATACAAGTTAGTGAAATCATTGACTCGTATTTAAAAGATGAATCTTCTCATTCAATAGTAGGTGCCCAATTAAAAGATGAACCTCGTAGTAGAGAAAAGGTTTTAAATGGAAACACTAGAATGTTTGCTATGTCATCATATGACATGACACTCGTTAATAGAATGTATTTATTGCCTTTTTACACCCTTATGTGTGAACATAGGGACATATTTAATACTAAAATAGGCATTAACATGCATTCGAGTGAAGTGGATGATATGTATAATAGTTTAAAAAATTTTTCATCCAATATAATGGA